TCAGACTTAAAGTGTCTCGTGACAGTTCACGAAGGTTTCCGATTCCACCCTCAAGGACATTTCCGCCTGTAATTTCATTAAATAAATCAACCAAGTACTTGGTTTTACCACTAAAAATATTTTTTCCTCCACCTTCACTTCCTCCGTCAGATCCGGAACCCGTGTCAGTTCCTCCACCAGGAAGTCCACTTCCATCTCCACCGTTTCCACCATTGCCACCTGGAGAACTTCCTGGAAGATCATTCAAAAAATCCAATCCAGATACATCATCATTTCCATCATCACTTGCTGAAGAACTTCCTGAAGAAGGAATCCAAATATCCACTCCAGATACATCATCACCATAAGCATAACTTCCTGAAGAATCACTTGATCCGGTGTTGCCGCTTGATCCACTGCTCGCCGGACTACCAACTGATCCCGAAGTAAAAAAATCACCCCATTCTACATCATTTACGCCCATTACGCCACCCTCTGGAATGCCTTGTTCGTGCTCATGATTCCTCCCTGTGCGGCGAACGTGATCTCGCCTGAGCTTGTTCCGCTGTTTGTATTGGCATTATGCACCTGGTACGATTATTATTTTAAGGACTACAAGAATGATGATGACTAAAATTCCGGCTTTTATCCAATCCTTCAATTTCCACTCATTCCATTCTTTGAGATGTCCCCATAAATCTTTCAATAAATTCATGTTTACCTCCTATTTTCGTTTGGTTACGCCCCATCCTCTCTTGGCGAGACGGCGTTGCTTTCTAACAGAACCTCCTTTAGCATATTCTGTATCCAAAATATGTTTAGGTGGTGAAGTATAAACTTGTCCTCCAGTTCCACTAGGACTTCCTCTACCCAGTGTAGAACCTAATTCACCACTTCCTCCGCTTTCCGCTAGCAATTCACCTAGCGTTAATTTTTTTATTCTTGCCTTTTCCGCCGCTTCCCTCTTCTTTAAAAGCTTTATATTCTTAATTCTCTGGATTTGAGCCTTAATGTTCGCACCCTTATGCAATTTAGGAAGACCCGGAAGATTCAAAGATTCTTTAAATTTTTTTTCCTGAAGCTTTTTTATCTTCTTTACTTTTTTACCGACATCCGCTGCTTTTTTAATAATTCCGCCAACCATTATTTCTTTCTCCTTAAAGGTACACCAGGTCGTAGCCCGCCTAAAAATGGTCTAGGATTTGATTTTGATCTAGGTTTCCTACGTTTCAAGTGTTCAAAATATTTATCCTTCAGAGTTCTTTTTTTAGGATCATCAGTATGAGGACTTCGAATTGGTTTTTTCTTGGGTGGGTTGTCACGATGGAATCTCAATGAAGCTGCCAAACCTGAACGTGGATCTTGATGAACGTTTAATTTTTTTCTGGAATCTCTAACATCTTTAGCTACTGTATCAGATAATGTACGTGCCAGCTTCGTAACCCTTCCACCTTTCGCCATTGGCTTTACGTGTCTTGTTTTTTTCCTCGTAGCTCTTTTTCCATATACCTTTTTCCACATATCGTCCAATTTTTCTTCTTTAGTTCTTCTGTGAGGATTTCCACCAGACATTAGCTTAACCCTTCCACCTTTTTTAAATGTAGTGGTTGTTTGTCCACGTCGAACGGGTCCTTGACCACGCACTCTTACTCTGCCTACCATTGTATCCTCCTAATGAATCGTTGGTTTGTCATGCGTGTAAAACTCGTCCATCATCTGAAAGCTAGCCACAAGCTGCTCAAAAACGATATTTGTCTGTTTTACACCTAATGTGTTTAAGTAGATGTTTCTTACCATAGAAACCATCGCCGCACAAAACAAAAGTTGATCATCCGAAGTAGGAGCCTCCTTTATTACAAGGGTCTCAATCTTAGTAATATAGTCCCTAATTTTTCTTGCTTCCCTTTCCATTTGACCTTCCTTTCATTTCCTCTCTAACCACGGCCATGTTTTCCTTTAAAGCCGCTAGTTTCTCTTTGCTCTTTAGATCAGCTTCCGCTGTTTTAGTTTTAAGTAAATCTATACCTACTTGAGATTCAAGCTTATCACGATCCAAGTCTATTCTTTCTGAGTCAATAGTCCAGTCTTTTTCTAGTCGTGCCTTTTCTTCCTTGGTTTTAAGCATGGTTTCCATTGCACGTAAATCAATTTCTTGCTGTTTAAGTTTAACAAGTGGGTCATCAGCCATTTCTTCAGTTCGTCTTTTCTCTTCAGCAAGCATCTCTTTAACCATTTGCGCTTCCACAGTGGCAATTTGTGATTCTTTTTGTTGCATAAACTGTTGATGTGCCTGTTGCGCTTGTGGAACCATCTGCTTGTTTTGCTGCGCCTGTTGCATCATTTGCTGGATCTGTTGATTTTGCTGCGCCATTTCTGGTTTTTGGTCAACTTGTTCCGCTGCCAACAAGGCAATGTGTTCCATGATATGTGATTCCATCATCGCATAGAGCTGCGGGTTAATCTGTACCATTCTAGTAGCAATAAAATCAGCGTGCGCTTTCATGTGTTCCGGATGGTTTTGTTTTGGAAAAGCTTTCGGTTGTTCTCCACGCATCGCCACAGCGTTTTCCATTGCAGGACTCATAGGGGATGGTTTGTTTGGATCCGGTTTTAAAATACCATCCACATTGTCCACACCCATCGCCATGTACATTCTTCTGTACGCTTCGCGTACATTATGCAGTTGTGGGTTTGCCTGCGCTAATTGCAGCTGTTGTTGCGCCAACATGATACGCTGGGACATGGAGAAAATATTAGGGTCACTTATAGGAATAATATCCACGCGATCATCAAAGTCACTTTGCTTGATCATTCTATCGCCACCTTTAACCATGTATGGGTATTCTGGTGGGAGATAGGACTGGAATACATCCGCTAGTAAACTAAACTCTATTTTTTGTGCGTAGTGCATTCTTTTATGAATGGCACTCATGACTTTGGTTCCTCTTTCCAAAAGAGCAAGTGTAGTTCCAACTGGATTCTGTTCATTACCTTCACCCATTTTCATGTCAGCGATCGCCGCGAAAGTTTTTCCTGCGTCAACCGCAAAACCTAGTAATTGAAATAAGGTCGCACTTGGTTCCTTGTAAGGAAGGGGTAATAATGATTCCTTTATGGAAGTTCCTGTTACATCAACATCCCTGAATTCACCCGGCTGCAACGGCTCGTCGTGATCACGTATGCGCATGCCGCGTGCCTTGAAACCTGCCGGCAGGTTCGCGAGTGTGCCAGCATCAATTAATTGCCGCAAAACACTTGTTGCTGTTCGCGATAACCCACCCAGCATGTGTATCAGACCAAAGCCGTAAAAGCCCAGTCCTGGGAGGAACTTAAAGTGTACAAAATACTGTTTCTTTTTTTTCGTTTGATCTTCCACATCCCAGTTTCGTCTGATAGACAAAACTTGTTCGGAGTATTTATCAAGCGTTACAATGTAAGGAAGCTTGATTCCATTAGGATCTTCAAATCCTGGTAAGTCTAAATCAACATGCATTTCTAAAAGTAAATGCTCGTCAGTGTCTGTAGTATAGGAAGGTTCATTACCTTCTAATTCATTAACCTTTTCTTGTACTTCAGAAGGGTCAACCGTTCCTGTAGTAACTTCTATATCACTGTAAAATCCACTTACTTGATTTTTACGCAATTCATTACCACTCATTTTAATGCAGTGGGTAACACGCTGCGCACTTTCTAAATCAGTGGCAAAATAATCAATTACCAAATCTTCCCCGGAAACAAATTTTGCTACCGCTCTTCCTAACTGGCCATCATAATAAATCTTTTTAAATGCGGAACCGGCTAATGGCAGATAAAATAATAATTGATCCATATCCGGGTCATATTCTTTCATCACGTTCATTAACTCGTAATTCATGAATTCTTTGACACGCATTGACTGGTCTTCAATTTCTGGAGTTATTTCACCTATAATTTGGCAGTTGACAGGTCCGCTTGGTGGTAATAATTCCTTATAAGCCTGTGCTTGAAACTGTGTTACTGATTCAGCCAATAAGGGATGGACCACTCCACTTGCACCGTCAAAAGGCTGTGTTCGGTTTTCATATTTGAATCCGAGCATGTCAAGTCCTTTGACATAGGTGTCCTCCCAGTCTTTTCGTGAATCCTTATCACTTTCAAAAAAAGATACAAGATCACTGGAAAGAGTCGCTAAATCTTTTTCCTCAATAACATCGGCTAAGTTAACATTATGTTCTGTGGGTACTGGTGGGGGATTAGTATCAGGAATAATAGCGGAGCCGTCCTCCTGCATTTCAAACGCAGGATCAAACTCTACTTCTTTTTCCATTTCAACGTCTACTCCATCAGGTTCTATGTCGAGACCTAAATTAAGAGCTTCTAACGCTTTATCTATATTATTTTTACTTTGATCAGCCATATTAAGTTAAAGGGGAAACAATTGGTTCCAATCCGCCACTAACAAATCCTCCTTCATTGTACACAGAAGTTTCTAGAGTGGGGAGTATACCTTTTTTATCTCTTAAAAGCAACACTGGAATTTCATCATAAGGCATTCCATCCCCATCAACGATCACCGTTTCATCAAATTTTGCACCTGATTTTTTAGATATTTTTTTCATTTGAGGGATCATGATTCTATCATAAAATCCTGATTTGCTTTCTCCCTTAACTTTGGACGAAGCAAGCGCTATTCCGTCATAATCACCGCTTTCTTTAGCCGCACGCAATAAATATTGCAGCACGAATCTTCCATGATCTTTTGAATCGGCCAATGGACCCTCTGGAATGTCCGATGCAGCTTTATAGCGTTTTCCTCCTGGTTTTAATTTCTCTGATTTTTTTATAAGTGACTCCTGTTCCTTTCTGAGTTTAGAAACCCCTAAACCACCTGCATCATCAATTTTACCTTGTATGTTAGCTAATTTATTCTGTATTTTTTGAACTTCCACGCTGTCAGGGTCATATAAATCACCCCTTTTGGAGTATCCTTTTGAAAATGTCCCCTTTGTACGCGCACTTTGGTGCATATCAGACTGAATTTCCTCTATAAATAGCAGTTTTCTGCCATATTCATCAGTCCTGTCCGAAAATCGAACCCATACAAACATGTTATCCGGTTGTTGTCCTCCAAAGCTATGCCCCTCGGTGAAAAGTGGCTCTTCCGTTCGTAATTTACCCGGTTTGTAGGAAAACAACATTTCCTGGTAATTTGTTCCACCTGACATTGTCTGATCACCTGCGTGTTTTGGCTTTCCTGCCGCTTTATATTTAAGTCCACCTTGATTCATGACATCATCAAAGACTAACGCCATTTTTTTAGCCATGAACGGCATTTTTATGTTAGGATCAAATCCTTTTCCAATTATTTCCTCAATGCCAAACTCCGCTTTAAAATTTTTGTTAACTACCCCCTTAATAATCTCCATTTGGGTGTTAGTAGGTCTATTTATGTCTATTCTTTTCATTGTTTTGTATATATTATTGACCATTCGTCTTGATTTTGAATCCATGTAAATTGGAGGGGATGTTCTTACTGAATCTAAAAAGTGTGCGACATCCTTAATGGTAGATTTTACATCCCTCAGCCCTAGCATTTTAACGTCAATTTGCGGCGCCAATTCATCAAACTCCTTCAAGAGCTGGTTTTTTGTCATTTTAACATCACCGTTGGTCAGTAAGTGATAACCCAATGACGTATCCTTAAGTTCCGTATCACCAACACCTCTGTTTTTTATGTAAGCAAGCCACTGCCTTCCACTCATGACATTTTGATTGGCTTCAGCGATCGTCTCCCTTGATTTCCAGAACATCGCCGGCATACGCGATGCGTCTTCCTGAACGATTTCCGTCGCTCCTATGTGCATTCGTTGTTTTGTAAGTGGATCAATGACAGGATCAGGTCTCCTTGCAAAAATTTTAAACGTTGATGCGTCCTGTGTTCGAAGTTTCGCGAGATCTTTTAAAGCGAGTTGTGCGCCCTCAAGGGTTTGAAACTCCCTATCCAATATCCTCACACCGGAGTCATCCGTTACTGTATAAGGACCAGGAGGTCCTTCGTACAAATCAGTCCTGACACCCCTTAAATCATTTTGTCCAGGCTTTGCCAGTTTCATCTGGCCCTTTGAA